GAAGGGGTGTCCGGGGAAGATGATTGACTCGAACGGCTACATCAAGGGGTTGAACCAGAGCATGGGGACCGACCGAAACAGCGGGGTGTTGTTGAAACCGGCGGGGAGCGCCTCAGACGGGGCGTCGGACGAGTTACTGGGAATCAAAAACCCAAACGTAATTGTCGCGGCAGACGAGTTTAACCACTTGACCGACGGGATTTTGACAACGGCGTATGAGAACATGACTTCGAACGAGAGGTTGATGTTCGTGGGGATGGCCAACCCGGACCGGTTGACCGACCCGTTCGGGGACTTGTGCGAGCCGAAAGACGGCTGGCGCAGCGTGACGGAGAACGACGAAAGATGGACGACCAAGTATGGTGCCTGCATCCGTCTCAACGCGGAGCAATGCCCGCGCATCACCCATCCAGAGTTGTTCGGTCACATCAAGTGGATGACCGACCAAGCGTATTGTGACCGGATTGCGGAAAAGCGGGGAGGCAAGACCAGCCGGGGCTATTACCGGTTTGTGAAAGCATTCTGGTGTCCGGACGGGACGAGCAATTCGATTTACTCGGAGGTGGAGTTTTTGAATGCCGGGGCGATGGAGGAGCGGGAGCCGATCTGGGACAACACGCCGAGCACGCTGGGGTCGATTGACCCGGCGCATAGCCGTGGAGGGGACCGGAGTCAGGCGTTGATCGGGAAGCTGGGAAAGGTGGACGGACGGGATCACCTGCACCTGTGCTGCTACCAGACCATCGAGGACGACGTCCTGAACAAGGCGGTGGCGCTGACGCACCAGACGGTGAGGGGCTGGAAGAAGCTTTGCGAGGATTGGGACGTTAAGCCGACGCGGGCCATCATGGACAACACCGGGGCGGGCACGCCGTTCGGGCACGTCGTGGACATGGAGTGGTCGTCGGCGGTGCAGAAGGTGAATTTCCAAGGCAAGGCGAGCGACCGGACGATTGTCTTCCGTAACGAGGACTGCGGCTATTTCAACAAGAACAGCGAGCTGTGGATTCAGCCGAAGGAGTTCATCCGTTCGGGGCAGATCACGGGGGTGAGCAAGGCGCTCATCGCGGAGTTGATCGAGAGGGAATACCACGATAAGGAGGGGCGGACGGTGCGGGTGGAAAGCAAGGAGGAGGCGAAGAAGCGTCTCAAGCGGAGTCCGGACATGGCGGACACGTTCAACTTGTTGGTGGAGAAGGCTATCACGCTCGGTCATTTCAAAAGCGACGAAGTCAAGAAGGTGGCCAAGATGATGGACAAGGGGTGGCAGAAGTTCCACGGCAAGCGGAGTTTGGCGACGGTTTGTGGAAGAAAGATGCGCTGATCATTTTGAATGCTTGACAATCAAGCTGATTTAATGGAAAAACGCGCAACTTCCTCATCGCCCATGCAAAAATTCACACCCACTGTCGCAGGAACCCACCTTGTTGACATCACTCCCGGACGCACTGTCTATCTTTCAACGTCAGGAACCATCGCGGCGACAGTGAAGTATGCAACGGCACCCGGAGTGTTTGTCCCTTTTGCCACTCCGATCACTTTGTCCGGCCAGCAGGCAGTGGTCAATTACGGCGCACACAGTCAGATTCAAATCGACGTCACCTCCGTCACTGCGGGTGCGATTGTCATTGCCAATCCACAAACTCTTCAAGAGCGCGGACGCTGATCTTTAGCCCGGCTAAACACCTATGACCACCTCCCTCTTCCGCGAATCGGAGAAGTCGCTCGACGACTTGAAAACCCTCGACGCCGAGACGCTGGAGGAACCGAAGGAAAGGCTGGGGAGTCCGGCTGCGGCGCGGAACGGCTACGAGCTCCTGCGCGAGGCGGACAACGACAGTTCCTACAACCGCTCCTTGGTGGATGGGTTGGCGGATTACACGCCGCCGCACGACGCCGCCGAGCTGGAGAACAAGGGCCAGAGCGACCGCTTTAACATCACCACGGGTGAGGGAGCCACCATCCTCACGGAAGCCCAAGCCGCCTACGTCGACATCTACACCACCCCGAAGGTGCTGGCTGACATCCCTCTTCTTCCGGAGGTTGACAAGCAGCAGGCGCTGACGTGGAGCCAGATTTTGGCCGAGGAATACACGGTGATGGACCGTGATGACGACGGGGCGTTGGCGCTGCACATCCAGCTCGCCGCCACCTACGTCAAGCACGGTGTCGCCATCGCCTATTTCGACGACAAGGAGACGATGCAGTATTCCGTCGCTGGTCTCGACCATTTCAAGTTTCCGCGCAAGAGCGGCATCATCACCTCCAAGATCGAGCAGGCGCATTCGCTGGGTTCCTACGGTGTCACCGAGTTGTTCACCAAGATTGGCGGCGAGGGCTGGAACGAGGACGCCATCCGCAAGGCCATTCTCCAAAGCGCCCGTCAGGTGAAGTCCGACTGGAACGACTGGGAGGAGATGCAGCGCCAGATCAAGGCGAACGAGATTTTTGTCGACTCCAAGTGCGAGGACATCGCCGTCATCCATTCGTGGATCAGGGAGTTTGACGGACGCTGGTCCTACTACATCTCGGCCAAGAACGCGCTGTCCGATCAGGACGGCGGGCCGGAGGATTTCATCTTCAAGTCGCCGGGCCACTACGATTCGGTGGATCAGGCGTTCCAAATCTTTCCTTTCAGCGTCGGTAACGGCGGGCGGCTCTACACGGTGCGCGGCTTGGGATATTTGATCTTCCAGCTGTGCAACGCCGGGGACATCCTCCATTGCAAGATGCTCGATAATGCCCGGGTCGGGTCGTCGTTGATTCTCCAGCCAGCTTCCACGGAAGACGAGCAGGACATGATGCTGATCGACTCCGGCTCGGCCATCATGATTCCGCCGACGATGAAGATGCCGGACAGGCAGGTGGGGATCAACCTGAACAACGCCTTGATGCCCGCCATCAACGAGACGCGCAGCATCCTCAACCGGGCGACCGGCGGTCTTGCTTCCGGCGACATGATGATGAACGACGACAAGAGCCGTCAGACGAAGCTGGAGGTCAGCTCCAAGCTCGATTTCATCAACAAGCTCAACAGCTTTGCCGTCACGTTGTTCTACGGTCCCTACGACAAGATCACGAAGGAGAAGGTCCGTCGGGCGTTCACGGTGAGGCAGAAGGACAAGCAGGCTGCGGCCCGCGTGCGCGAGATGAAGGCCCGCTGTGTGGCCCGTGGCGTCCCTGAGAGCGTCTTCAAGCAAATCGACTTCAAGCGGGTGCAGGCCACGCGGATCATCGGCACCGGATCACGGGCGTCACGGATCATGCTGATGGACCAGATCCAGCAGGGCTATTCGACGTGGGACGCGGTGGGAAGGAAGAACTTCGACTACGACCGTCTGATCATGTTGGGCGGGGTGGACTTGGCCGACCGGTATGCCGGAACGCCGAACGAAACCCGTATTCCATACGACGACTCGATTGCCACCTTGGAAAACTTCCAGTTGCTCGAAGGCGACTACATGGACCCAAAGGACGGCCAGCTCCACATGGTGCATCTCCCCATCCACATCAACAAGCTCATGGATGGCTTGAAGGGGGTGGACGAGGGTCAGGTCGACCTCATGCAATGGACGATGGAGCATCAAATGCTTTACGATCATGCGGTTGCAACTTTGGAGATGACGGTGGTTCACGAGAGCGTGCAGCCTGAGCTCAACCAGTATCACCAGCAGGTCCAGCAGGTTGGGGAGATTGTCGTCAACGGCCTGAAGATGATCAACAAGGCGTCTCAGGAGGGAGAGGGACAGGAGCAGCCGGGTGGCCAGCCACAGGAACTCACCGAGGAGCAGAAGCTCCAGCAGAAGACCCAGCAGGAGATGCAGATGAGCGACATGAAGCATCGCCAGAAGATGCAGCAGGAAATGCAGATTGGTTTGCTCAAGCTGGAGAACATCAAGAAGGCAGGGGAATGGAAGCAGGTGGCCGAGGCCCAGAAGGCGATGAGCGGTCTTGTCACCAAGGACGCCGAGGCGCAAGCCAAGCTCCAACGCCTCAAGGCCACGCAGGTTTAGCCCGGCTAAAGATTCATGAAAACACTACTATCCGTCCTAGAGCAGCAGGACCTCAAGGCGCTGCTTCAAAGCCAGACCTTCTCCAAGGCCATCGAGGAAGCCCTCAACGGGGTATTCCGCGAGCGGCGCGGAGCTTCCACGCTGGAAGCCTGCGCTATGGCCTACAACCACACCGAAGGGGCTGTGGCGGTCTTGCTGAAGCTTTACGCGTTGGCGGAGATCAAGCCGTCTTTTGAAGGCTCCACCGCCCGCCGCCTCAAACCGACCAACGACTGAGCAAAGCGATCATTCTCCAACCAAACACACTATGTCTGAAGAAAACACAAACGAACTGTCTCCTGAAAACTATGGAGATCCCAACCACGACGTGATGGCAGCAATGGACGCGTTCTTTGACGGGCCACAGGCCGGTCTGGAACCGACACCTGCCGCTCCCGACCCCGTAGCCGCCGTTCCTGATGCTCCCGTGGAGCCCAAGGAGACGCCGGAAGACACCGCCCCTGTCATTGAGGAGGAATTCTTCTCCGACGCGCCAGAGACGCCCGTAGAGGCCAAGGAACCGATCAAGGAGGGAACCTTCAACGAGGAGGCTTTTGACAAGCAGACCGAGGAAGAGGTCAAAGGGATGGAGGCCAAGGCCGGTGAGAAGTTCAGAGCTCTCAAGGCCGAGCTGAAAGCCGCCAAGCAGTCCACCGTCACCCCCGAGGTTCAAGCCAAGCTACAAGAGCTTGAGTTGAAGACCGCCGAGATTGACGGCCTGAAGGCTCGTTTGACCGAGGTGAGCTCACAGAGCGCCAAGCTCAAGGTGGAGTCGGAGGATGTTTACCAGCGCGAGGTGGTTCAGCCCGCCGCCGCCATCTTCACTCAAGCCGACCAGCTTTCGGAGCGTCTCCAGCTTGACCCGCAAATCCTGCGTCAAATCATCAAGGAGCGCGACCCGGTGGTTCAGGAAGAACTCATGTCCACCCATTTCGGCGAGGCGTCTCTTGTCATCCAGTCCAAGGTGTTGTCGTTCGGCGAGAAGTTCGGCGACCTCATCGAGAAGCGCGAGCAGATGATGGCCAATGCCGAGGGCGAACTGGAACGACAGAAGGTGCAGCGCGTCGAGTCCGAGCGCAAGCTGCTGGCCGACCAGCGCGTCAGCGTCCAAACGCTCCAGAAGTCGATTTGGGACAAATACAAGGAAGTGATTCCGGGGTTTGTCGACGAGGACGGGGAGACGCCGAAGTTCAAGGAGCTGGTAGCCAAGGGGCTGGCGATTGACTTTAGCCGGGCTAAAGCGAACGACATGGCATTCGCCGCGTTCGCCGGGTCCGCCCTGCCACACGCGATGAAGGAGCTGGTCGCCCTCAAGAATCGCCTTTCAGTGTATGAGAAGGAGGACGTGAAGAGCGTCCGCACGGCAGCCAAGGCCGGGAGTTCCGTGCAGGCCACCAAGCCAGACGGAAAAGCGCCGAAGGACTTCATGGAAGCCATGAACAGCGACTACGCGTTCACGCATTGATAAATATTTTGGGAATTTCAAGATTCCTGAAACAAAGTAGTTGACGTGGCCTCCGGATTAGGGCAAAACCTTCTCGAACCCAACAATCAGGCGGGTTTTGAAAAGGTCCTGATTCGGAGGCTCGGTCGTTATCCGTTCTAAGAAAGCATCCTTTGAGCAAGCGCAAGTGCGCCAGCTCTGTTTTCCAAGCCTTGGCATTAACCAAAAAGAGCACCGCTCTTTAGTCAGGCTAAACAAAGAACTTCGATAACCACCTAAAATTATGGCCTACACAGTAACGGACCTCATGGTCCAACAAGCACCTCAAATCGGACCAATGATCAATCAAAAGATCATGGCCCGTCCCACCCCTTGGATCACTCTTTGCAAAAAGGAAACATGGAGCGATGAAATGTCCAGCAAGCAAAAGACCATGCAGTTCGACCGCGCCATGCTGTCGGAAGCCGGTCTTGCCGCTGATCTCGTTGAAGAAGTGGATTGGGCCGATGTCGCCACCGACGTCACCCTCAACGACTCGGAAGCGAACCACCTTAGCGGCACCGGCGACGGTCTCCCTCCTGCGGACACCGTCACCTTCACGGAAACCCTCCGTGACTATCGCCTCCAACACAAAGCTGTGTGGGGACCGCCGATGAACACCAACAACCTTCGCGACAAGTTCCAACGCGTGAAGCAAATGGGTGCCTGCACCGACGCCATTGCCGACCAAGGCCGCGAGCTGCAAATCAACCGTGGCCGCAGCGAATACACCCGCGTGTCTGACAAGCTCATTGTTCTTGATTCCGGTTTTAACCTGACTACAAGCGCCTACGGCTCGGTTGCGTTCCCGGCTCCAACCGGAACCGACTCCTCCATCCTGACCAACGAATTCACCGACATCATCTACGAATACCTCAACCATCAAGGTGCAGGTGCAGGTGCGCTCGGCGAAGCCGGTGGCAGCTCCAGCTACTCGTTGATCACCTCGCCGCGTTCTTCGCGCCGTCTGGTGACGGCCGACCCGGAACGCCGCGAGGACTTCCGCTACAGCTCGCAAAACGAGTATCTGCTCAAGTCGATGGGCCAAAAGGTCAGCTACAACGGTTTCGTCCACACCTGCGACGAAAAGACCAACCGTTGGGAACAAAGCTCGCTAGGCTCGTTCGCTCTTGCTGCCACGGGTGTTGTGACTTACACCGTTACGCCATACATTCCTTATAAAGGAACGACCATTCGTATTGGAGCATTCGACTACGTTGTGTCGAAGCGCCTCACTCAGTCTGGCGTGTTTGACCTCACAACTCGCAGTGGTGCTGGAACGCTTCTTGTGAAGCGAGCAGACGGCACCGCAGTGGCATCCGGATCTTTCCCGGTCGTCACTGCCGCCGCCTGCGCCGCTTGGTATGCTGTTCCCCAGTTCCACGTTGCAACGACCGGGACTACCGGTGACGGCACCTCAAGGCTCAAGCGCGTCCCCAACCCCGCTTGGCTCACCGCCACATGGGAAGACAGCTACATCTTCCATCAAGGTGTCTGCACCACGCTGGTTCCAAAGCCGATCACCTCGGTGGGTCAAGCCAGTTTCCCTGCGATGAACTACGCGGGCAACTACCGCTGGACCAACTACGAACACCGTGATGACAACCCGGATGGCTCCATCGGCCAGTTCCGTGGTGTGTGGTCGAACGGCACCCGTCCCGACTCTCCGGAGTTTGGCGTCGTGATCCGTCACCTCGCAGTAGCCCTCCCAGACGGACGCATCATCGATGGCAGTTCGCTTGGCTAAACAGTAGTGTGTTATCCCCGGTCTGGACGCCCATCCGGGCCGGGGTTTTCTCTTTAGGGCTTACCACTCAAAATCATGAAAAAAGTCATTCTACCTCTACTCACCTACAACAACAAGGTTGCGACGACCGCCGTCTCAACGGCTTTGAGCCGCAAGCTGACTACGTTTACCGGATCTACGGCTTCCCAAACGCTCGCTCTTCCATCAACAAAAAGCAAAAAGAAGGAGTTCATGATTATGAACAACTCTTCCGCCACTGTTGCTGTGGGATGTGTCGCTGCCAACGGAACGATCACTGCCGGGACCACGGCTGGTGCCAGCACGACAAACGTAGCAACTGGACAAGTCGCCCGCTTTGTTTCTCTTGGAACAATTTGGTATCGCATTGCTCTCAGTCCGATCTCCTAACCACAACTGGCCCGTCTCCGTCCAGTGCGGGGGCGGGCTC